CAAACGATTACCCCACCACTTGCTCACTTTGTCATCACGCAGGAGCAACAGGTCCAGGCGGTTGTTTTTGACCAGTTCCACCATGGCCGCATTGGCCACATAACTGGCGTAGCTGGCGTCACCGGGCTTTTTAACCATACGCTCCAGAACCTCAAGTTCAATAGCATATTCTTCATCCCGATAAAAATCGTCAATCTCATCCATGTTCAATACCTCGGAGCAGTTTTGCGGGGCTTCTTCACAATGCCCAGTAGTTCCAGTTCTTCCTGTGAAAGATTGGCGATTCAATTTCACGGTTTTTCTGCCGTTCCGCTTCCAGTTTGGCCTGGCGGTCGCGTTCTTCTTGTTCATACTTGCCCCACCAACTGGCTACTACGGCGTTACGCATCAGATCATCGTAACTTTCGCCCGCACGAACCGCACGAATGGCCCGAATGGCCACCTGACTGGCTACATCCAGTTCACTGCGACTAACTACATTTTTGGGTTGTTCAAAATCCCAAGAACTCCATACCATAACATTCACCTAAATCATTTGAAAAACACGATTGGCCAATAGCCGCTCACGGGCAAAAGCCTCTTGCTCCCAGGGTCGGTCATAGTATTCAGCACGGACCCTGCGACCATTCCAGTAATGTACAGCATTACCTGAACGGCTGTAAGTGCTACGCAGTTGTCCACGGGCATACTGTTTGGCATGTATCATTTCATGCGCCAGAGTGACCAGCAAATCATTCATGCCCAGGCGATTGTCTACAAACATGACCAGCTGGCGGTCACCCAGTTTACACAATTCACCACGACTGCCCTGTGCTACTAAGCCCTGTCTACTGAAAACCTGTAGCCGATAACGACTACGCTCCAGTCCCAGTTCTTGGGCATAGAAGTTTAGGGCCGCTTGGATGAACTCCCTGCGGGGCTGACTTTTGCTGTAAACTTTGATTTCCATACTGCCAGTATAGCAGTTTCTGGATTTATTGTCAAGCCGCGATCAAATTGCACCGGCACAAGCAATTTTCAGGATCCAGCATGTCCAGGTCAGGATTGCCTGCCATGTACTCTAAACATTGTTGGGTACTGCCTGTGAACAAGACTCGCAGAATTCCAAGACGAAAATCAGGCAAATACACAACTCGGTACATACGGTCTCCTAGATGTTAGTAGTATACGGGAAACAGTATTTACTGTCAAGCCTCCACCACAATAATACGATAAATACCATATGCCAAGACTAAGCCTCTGGAAACCGCAAAAAGCCAACGATTATCGTTTCTTTGATAAGACCATATCAGAGATGTTCACTGTGGGCGCCACAGACATGTACATCCACAAGTATCTGGGTGCCAACAACCCACAGAATACCACTGACAGTACCTTGCCGCACTATGATGCTATAGATCCTACCAAGATACAGGATCTGTTGTTCTTGGAAAACCGTGACCGTAAGTACGACCCCAACATCTATCGCTTGCGCGGCCACTACAATGTTCAGAACCTAGACTTTGATTTGAGTCAGTTTGGCTTGTTCCTGACCAATGACATTGTTTTCATCACAGTTCACTACAATGACATGATAGATATCATCGGCCGTAAGTTAATGGTGGGTGATGTTTTTGAACTGCCACACCTGACAGATTATCACCCACTAAATGAAACCATACCCATTGGCCTACGCAGATACTATCAGATAACAGATGCCAACTTTGCTAGCGAGGGTTTCAGCCAGACCTGGTACCCACACTTGTGGCGAGTAAAATGTGAGCCACTGGTTGATAGTCAGGAATTTGCTAATATTTTACGGGAACCCATCAACACAGACAATTACATGGGTGAGTGGGATCCGCTGAAAACTTACGAACCAGGATACACAGTGCTGTACGGAGATAAAATTTATACACCCAAGCAACCAGTACCAGCTGGTACACTGCCCACAGATCCAGCATTCTGGGAAGTGAGTACTGAACCATCTCTGCAAAGTATCATTGGCCGTTATAACAAGAACCTGGAAATCAATCAGTCTGTAATTGAAGAAGCCGAACGCCTAGTGCCCAAGCTGGGTTACGACCGCAGTCAACTATACATTGTGCCCACATATGAGAATGATGAACCAGCACCACCCATAAATGTTGTAATTGGTGCTGACACTCCCATATGGCCCACTGGCAGTGTTACACAAATCAGTAGCCCACAATTTCGCAATTCTAGCACAGTGCTGCGTGTGAGTCGCCAGCAACAACAAGCCATGAAAGACATGGCTGCTCGTAATGGCCTGCGATTTGATCCACACATGAGTACGTTATTGCAGGTTGGTGAGACTGCGCCTGAACGCACTGACACCGGCAGTGGTCCGGTCAGCGGAGACCGAGTAGTTACTGCTAGAATGATGGGGGCATTTGGCGCCGCACCAGCCACTATCACTGGCCCTTATGGAACAGCCGACAATACATATAGTACTGCAGATCAATACTTGCGATTTACTGTGACTGCGTATCAAACAGCACCACAAGTTAGTGTGATTAGGTTAGTAGAAATACCTGAGGACTTGCAAATGACTCAGGTGGTGGTGGATGCTGTGGTGTACAGCGAAGGTGGTTTAGCACAAAGTGTATTCCCACCCAACACCCGTGTGACTAATATAAATCGTACTGCAGGAACCATAACTGTTAGTAATCCCACACAAACCAGCATACCAGCTGGCACTGCCATAACAGTGAATCCAGACTTTACTGGCACAGAACCCTACGGTCCCAATACCATGGATTATCGTGCCGACTGCGACCCCAGGTTCCAGTACATTCGCCGTTACACACCCAGAAGTTTTGGTTATATTGCAGGCTACGATTCTGGCATAGCTGAAGCTCCCAACGGAGAAGCATTGGGAGCTGGAATAGCATTCCCAGCCAATCCACAGCTGGGCGATTATTTCTTGCGTTTAGACTATCTGCCACAAAAGCTGTTCCGCTGGGACGGCCGTCTGTGGGTTGAAATCAGCCAGAACGTCAGAACAGGCGGTTACATGACTGACGCCGATCGCAGTCAATTGAGTTCATTCATCAACAATGATGCTCAGACACCCACAGCCACTGGACAGACTATACCCAGCCGTCAGAGTTTGAGTGACGCACTACGCATACAGCCAGACTAATCCAGCATGGGTGGTAGCCCTGATAAATATCTCATAGGAGAACAAGTGTGGCTCAATTTTTCTACGATGAACAGATAAAACGGTTCTTGATACAGTTTGCTAGAATTTTCAGTAACTGGAATGTGACAGATGGTTATGACCCCAATGGCAATCCCATTATCAAACGCATCCCTATCATGTACGGCGATAGCAGCCGCCAAGCCGCCAATATCATAGCTAACAACAGCGCCAGTAGCATGCCTAGTGCTCCGCTTATAACTTATTATATCAGCGACATTCAATTTGAGCAGAGTCGCACACAAGAACCCTATTTCATTGACAAACTGAATGTTCGTCAGCGTGCGTATAATCCCGAAACAGGCGAGTATGAAACCAGCCAGGGCAATGCTTTTACGGTAGAACGTATCATGCCCGTGCCCTACAGGCTGACCATCACACTAGATTTCTGGAGCACAAACTACTTACAGAAACTGGAATTCTTTGAACAGCTGGCCACACTGTTTAATCCCAGTATGGAAATACAGAGCACAGACAACTTCATTGACTGGACCAGTTTGAGTGTGGTCTATCAAGAGGGAATTACCTGGACCAGCCGCAGTATTCCCGTGGGCACAGGAAATCCCATAGATATTTTAAGCTGGAAGTTTACTATCCCCATCTGGATCAGCAGTCCCATCAAGGTCAAGAAGCTGGGTATCATTCACAAGATTATTGCTAGCATTTTCAAGGGAAAGTATCGTGATGACATTCAGGATGATGATTTGCTGTTGGGCACTCGTCAGAAAATTACTCCCTACGGCTATAAAATCCTGTTAATGAATGGTGCTTTACAAATTCTGCCGGCGGATCAACCGTTCAATCCACCCAACAACGATTTACAGAATCCCACGCCACCCAATACCACACTGGGCTGGCATGCTGTATTGAACCCTTATGGTGTGGTCCGGGAAGGCATCAGCATGATTGCGCTGGAAAATCCCTATATGGAAACTGAAATCATGGGAACCATTGCCTATAATCCCACTGATGACCGCTTGCTGATATACAATATTGACAGTGATACTCTGCCACAGAATACTCTGGATCCAGTAAACATGGTGATCAATCCACTGGCCAAGTGGCCCGGAAACGGACTACCAGTGGCCGCAGCAGGTCAACGCTATTTGATAGTAGAGCAGATTCCACAGCAACAAGATCCACATCAACCCTGGACGGGATTAATAAATGGTGCTAGCCCCAATGATATCATTGAGTTTGACGGCACTAACTGGACCATAAGTTTTGACAGTACTCAGCCACAAGACGTACAATATGTACTGAACCTGAATACTGGCATCCAATATCGTTACGTAATGGGCGAAAACTGGATGAAGGCCTGGGAAGGCTGGTACAATCAGGGTGACTGGCGAATCATCATCTAATGAAAAAAGAGAGCGTAGGACTGATATTTTATGCTGCTGACACACACAGGCAGTTGTTCTTGTTGCGTGATGACCGCAATATACACACCTGGGGATTGCCTGGTGGCAAGGTAGAACGCGGCGAAACACTACGTGAAGCAGTAGAACGCGAATGCCGCGAAGAAATACATTTCTGGACACAAGATGTAAAGTTGTTTCCATTAGAACAATTTACTAGTGATGACCGTAGATTTTGCTACCATACTTTTTTCACCATGGTTCCCTATGAGTTTAAACCTGTACTGAATGACGAACACATTGGGTATGCCTGGGTAAGCAACAACACATATCCCAAACCCTTGCACCGTGGTCTGTTCAATACATTGAACTATGATGTAATTCAGCAAAAAATAGCCATTATAAGAGAGAGCTTGAAATAGAAAAAACCCGCCTGAGCGGGTTTTTTGTTGGTAGAGCAACAGATTAACTATTGCTTACAACGACTACGTTGGCCACACTTCCTGATTGTACTGTAGCATTAGCAGCCACAAAACTTACCAGATAGCTAGTAGCAGTTGTCAGGTTGCCCTGATCATCTGTGCTCACATAGTCTGTGGGGAAGCCCCAAGCATGCTTGTCAGTGATACTGAACAGAGCAATATTGCCGGCACTTGCATCCACCGCCTGAATGGCCATTTGACCAGCAACTAAGTTAGCAACGTTTGCGTCAGCTTCGTTGACCAATACACAAATTTGTGTACGAGCAGCATTGGCTGTGTTGGCAACCAAATACTTGTGCTTGCCCTTTTGGCGTACAATATAAGCATTGCCAGCAGCATAACTGCCAGTGCTGTACTCAATGTTGGCCACGCACAAAATAGTATTAGCACCACTTGTGGCGCCCAGGCCGTTAGCACCGCCAGTTACACCCACATTGATGTTATTTGTGGGGTAACCTACGTCCACGTTACCAGTTTTCTGAATTTTTAACTTTGCCATTTTATTTCTCCTTGTTTGACGTTCTAGGTCATACGCCTTGGCGTGGCGTAAGTTCTGAATAACCCATTCAGGAACAGTGTATTTATCAAAAATATCAAATATGTAGTTCCGGACTTTATCCGAACATCAAGAACATGCTACTAGACGATGTAAAATTGGGATTCGTACAAGCATAATATGTAATTATAATCGCTCCTGTACCACCATTACCGCCCACATAGTCAAACCCTGCATCATTACAGCCGCCACCACCACCGCCACCACCAATATAATCTACTGGGAAGTTCACTACGCCGCAGTTTCCGCCACCACCGCCCATACCTCCGGCTGCACCCACACTGTTTAAAATATCGTATCCTGGTCCCGCGGGTGCTCCTTCAACTGCCCCAAGGCCACCGCCACCGCCACCGCCAGCCCATCCCCATAATCCAGTGC